GTCGCGCTGTCAACGTCGATTGACAGTCGCTAAAGTGGAGCGTACATACGCCACTAAACCCCGTAACGAGGTATGCAAGGATAAAACCGCCGCACTTACGGATCAGCCATCCGTCCCATCGCCTGAACACATTGCGGCGTGGGAATCCAGAGAAACTCTGGTAAGCGCGAGGGATAATACCCTCGGAGGTCGATTGCGATTGTTTGAAGGTCTATTAGCGGCTTCGGAGCCTAGATCGTGATCTGTGGAATAAAGCGGAGGACTCACTCATAGGAATGAGAATCCAATTTTGACTATGCCTTTGCCCCTGCGGGGGCGAGGTGTGGTCAATCGGTCGGATCTAGCTCAAGGAATTATTAATCCAATGACGGCGGCGTTCGGGTTTCAAGCGAATGGGAGCCGCTATAATAGGCGGGCGACTAGGCCCAGCCCGCCAAATATCCACACAAGGAAAAAAGAAGAAAAAACATTGAACGCCCCAAAGGGGCTATGGTCTATGTATCTATGAACATTTCGGAGGGGATCATTGAGGGCAACACTGCGAATGCGGGGTTGAGCGACCTGAGTCCTCTCCCTACTTTTGGAGGCGGGGAGACCCGCATGCAAATGCGAAGGCTTCAAAGGCTGGGGGGTCAATGAAGTTGCGCCACCCCGCTTCCAATCTTTTTATGAAACCACTACTAATAGTATTACTACTAACAGCCAATATTCAGGCACAAGACGGTAGCTTTTCGGGTACAATCTTTGATTTGGATTCGGGACGCACACAAGTTATCAATGGATCGGTGGACATCAAGCCCACCGAAAGCCCGTATCTTACCACCCTTCGCCGCATCAATGCGGAGTTGGCCGAATCAAACGCCCGTTTGAGTGCGGAGATTACAGCGAACAATCAACTCTACGAACTGCGCGAGCAGACGCGACTCCTTCGCAAAATTGCCGACCAATGAGCAACTATCTCAACGTCAACATCCCAACCTTCTTTGCTTTCGTAGACGAGGGATTCTTTTATGACTTGGAACCCAGCGTCAGCAGGGAAAGACAACTAGTCGAAGTATTTGCTTTCACCTCCATTCCACAACGATGTGGATTGTTCAGCGTGATGACCGAATACGGAAGCCAGCATGCCAGAGTTCCGATCCACTATCTCCACACTGAGGAAATTGGAGGGACGTTTTACCCTCTGGATTGGATACAACTTTGGGATTCCATGAGTTATTACTGTTCGGTTAACATCTTGGACTACTGCAAGAATCGGGCGGCAAACATCATGCTCAAGAACAAGTCCTTTGAGGAGGCCAAGTATATGTTCACCTTGGATTGGTGCCTTGGGCCTCATTACACAAGTGGCTACGGGGAGATGGCTGCTGGACACAAATGCGGCCATGTGTTTGCGGGCGATGGGCAATATTTTATCCAACCCAACAACCGTGTGTTATGGATGGACGGCGGATCGTTTATCGCTAAAAAATTCCCAACCAAGCCCAACTGGAAGGTTTTCAGCCAAGAGTTTAGCTGCGAGCATACAGGCAGCAGATGGGTTAGTGAAAGCGAGGAGGAGCTATGGTTTTACGACTTCAAAGAGCAGGGATAGGATTAGCACTACTTATTGCAAGTGGTTGCGCTTCTTATCCGCGACCCTATCCTTGGAACTTCCCACCAGAGGAGGAATGGAACGCCCCGCTGGAGACTAGCTGGCTTAATCTTGTTGATAACTGGCGGAATCTGACAGCACCGCGCAATAAAGTGTGGAATCCGCTTATTCGTGAGTATGAGCCTGACTTTGGCGCGGAGATTGAACTTCTGGAGCGGGATCTTGAAGAACATGAATTGTATCAATGATCCAGCCCTGCTTGCGGGCTTCTCTGCCATTCTGGTGGATAAAGTCATGGCAGGCTCGACAAAGCGCGGCAAAAAGGCTGTAGTCGCAAAGGTAGCGCCCAACCCTACCCGCCTTATGATGGATATCCTGACTCTTCGCCTTCTTGCATTTCTCACACATGGGATGCAGTGCCAAGTAGGCTTTTTTTACCTTTGCATACTCCTTGTATTCACTCTGGCGCTTGGGGGATGCATACCGCAACCTTCCGCTGCGTTTGAGGCCATTGGACCTTTTCAGTGGAGTTTTTGAACGAAGTGGAGTTTTTCTTGTCATACCTACTATGATCACTTGGAACGATTACAACGATACAAAGCCCGATACTGAGGGAATCTACCTTATTAAAAACGACGAGTCAAACCCTCCATTGAGGTGGGCCTGTCATTACCATCCCCACCATGGATGGAGCGGGATTGGACATATACTTGAACGTGTGATTAAGTATTGGAGTCCATGGCCAGATTCAAAGTAGTATTAACCGTCATCAATGAAGACTCCGTCTCCCCATTCGTGGTTGGCCCACGGTTTCGTCGAGGAAGTCCCCTGCCAATGGAAGCGTTGTTCGCTGAACGTGGCGGTTATTTCTTTGACCCAGAATCAGAAATCGAGATGGCCAGAGATTGCGCCGAATCCTTTCAAAAATACATCAATCAATCAGAGAAAAAAAAGAAAAAATGAGCGAAAGTAATAAAACTTACATTGTGTGCCACGGAGAAAAAGTTGTGGAACTGGACAGGTTTGGCATGAGCAAAGAGGAAGCCAATCAAGAAGCCCAAAGGCTTATGGGACATGGCTACAAAAATGTCAGGGTCAGGCTGGAAGACCCCCTCCATCCAAGCTGGCCCCTCAACTTCGACGCGCAATGAGCGACACGCCCGAAACAAATGCCGCCGAAGAGCGTTGTATTGCAACTGGTTTTAAGACTGGTTACGTTGATGTTGAGTTTGCTTTACAGCCAGAACGCGAACGCAACCAAGCCCGCGACCAATGTCACAAGCTCCGCAGAGACCGTCTAGCCATTACACGGGCTTATGATGATGTTTGCCAAAAACTTGATAAGGCTATAGACGCTCTTGAATACATTGCGGGCCTTGATTCATCTCAAGCCGCTTGTGCAGAATTGTGCAGCGCCGTAGGAGTTGCTGCTAAAGCCTTGGAGGATATGGAATGAATATTGTCTTTGCCTACCATAACGGAGACGCCGATCTGGCTATGGAGTCGGCCAAGGCCATTACTGCCATGGGAATTAACATGCGCCACAAGGCAACAGTATGTACCAAGAGTGATACATCTGGTGTTTCCGATGTCATTCACGAACTCAAGAAAAGCTTTCCAGAAGTTGACCACCTGACCGCCCAAGACGGATTTGATGGCTGGCCACTTGGCCCGAACCAGATGTTCAGTGATGTGGCTGCTGCCATGTATTCAACCAATGCTCCGTTTTACTTTTGGGAGCCAGATTGTGTTCCGATGAAAGAGGGATGGGTAGATGACTTGGACGCCGAATACCACAGAAAAGTCGGAATTATGGGCCATCTCTACGAAGGCGGAATGGCAACCAATGGGAAGAATATCTACAGGATGATTGTGGGCAGTGCTGTCTATCCTCCCAATTTCTTGGACTTTTGTCCTTCCGCGCAGTCCTTATCGACCTACAATTTGGCTTACAAAAACGCAGGCACCATCCCCGAACCATGGGATGTTCGTTGCCGCTGGAACTTCATGGCCATTGGCCGCGACACCCCACTGATCCGCACCTACTGGAAAAGTGTCAACTACCAGTGGAAGGATGGGAAGATTGTCTTCTATGCCGAAGACCCCGAAGCCCAAGCTGTCCAAGGAGTCACTTGCTCAGATAGAGTCATCTCTAGCCAAGCAGTGGTTATCCACGGATGTAAAGATGGGTCACTCCACAAGATGGCGCAAGAGGGATTTCCAATGCCACAAAGCGTCAGTAATGATGCACAAATGGGGACAGTTTGCGATAAAGTATCAGAAATGATGCGTAAATCGTCAAAAAAAACGAAAAAGAAACGAGTGATCTCGGAAGTAGAGCGCGAACGCCGCAGGCAATCCATGCTGGAAATTTTGCAAAGAAAGCGTGAACGAAAAGCCCAAGCGGCTGTCTAACGCTTCCTATGCACGAAGTCATTCACGAACCCTCGGCTGAAACCGCACTCCTCTCCTGCCTCTGCCATGCGCCAACAGAGGACCAAAGAGAGATCCTTCTATCCATTAAGGAGGATCACTTCTACCTTCAAGAGAACAAAATCATCTTTCGGGCGATCATGCGCTGCATCGCCAAGGGGATGCAGGCCGATATCATCAATGTCAAAGGAGAGATTGAAGCTGCCAACGAATACGACATCATTGGTGGTGAACAAAAAATTACAGAAGTTGCAACTTCGTGTGTAGCCCACAACAACTGGAAACGCTACTACCCCAAGCTGGAAGAAGCCCGTTACAGAAGGTCGCTGGAATACTTGGCCAATGACATGGTTCACAAGGCGAGGGACCGCGAGCTAAAGATTGAAGAGCTAAAGAACTGGTCGGAAACAACCGTGATGCGGGCCGATTACGAGATTGATGATGGAGACAAACTATCAATCAATAGCGCCCTAGACCGCGCTGCCCAAAACATCGAATCCACGATTGCTGGCAAGCCCTGTATCGGTATCCGCACAGGAATCACACCATTGGATGACATCCTTATGTTTGGATTGCGCGGAGGAGACATGGTTGTTTTGGCGGCAAGACCAGCAGTAGGAAAGACTGCAAGCGCACTCCAGATTGCTGAAAACGTAGCACTAAACCAGAAAAAGCGTGTACTTATCTTCTCGCTTGAGATGACCAGTGTTGCACTTATGGAACGCATGATCCGCTCGCGGGCGCGTGTGGGTGCGGCTGACATCCTTTCTGGTCGGGTCACCCCGCATCAAAAACAATCTCTGGCACGTTCTATCCAAGAGATCCACGGCTCGGAAATCATCTGCGATGATAGCTCGGCAAAATCCATTGGCTATCTCAAGGCGGTTGCTCGCCGCGCCCACCAAAGGACACCTCTAGACCTCGTCATTATTGACTACTTGCAGTTGGTCAAGGGGGACAGCAAGCGCGGAAAGGACAACCGTGTGTGTGAGGTGGAAGAGATTAGTGGTGGGATTAAAGATCTGGCCAAGACCCTCAAGGTACCAGTTTTAGTGCTTGCTCAACTTAACCGCGATCCCGACAAGCGCGGTGGACGTCCAAGTCTTTCGGACCTCAAGGGATCTGGAGCTATCGAACAGGATTCCGATATCGTCATTATGCTTCATAGCGAGGACGCCCAAGATCATGAGCAGAATCCCACCATGGAGTTCATTGTCGGTAAGCATCGTGACGGCCCGACAGGCGTTGCCAACATGAGCTTTAACAAGGCGATTACTCGCTTTGAGGTTGCTTGAACTTCCAGCAAAAATCGGGAAACTCCAAATTCTCCCCACCCTGCACTTCAATGGGTAGGTGGACGCTCACAGCATTGTAGCATCCGCAAACCCCGCAAGCTTTAAGCTGTAAGTCATAGGAAGTTTTTCTGGCTCCTGCAATATGTGGAAGCATTCCAGCAATCCCCTTACATCCCCAACATCCAGAAGTGGCTATTTGATGGGGGCAGGCGGCACAGATCTTGGCTCGGCGCTCCGCCTCTTCTTGGGGGACAAGCTCAAACTTGCCATTTACCGCAAACTGATACATGGCCTTGACCCAGCGAACAATTTCTGAAAAACCAAGTTTCTGTTTTTCTTGAGAACACGGCACACAGTTTTCGTTGCCAGCCATTCTTTCGCAAAGATTGTTTTCTATTTGCGACACAAAATCAATAGGAGGAGTAATTCCCTTGGAAACCAAAAGCTTTTCACAATTACCAACCATATCCCAAAAATCTCCACCGTGGACGAGTTCATCCACAATTGGGCACTTAACCCACCAGCCCTGCGGCGGGACAGTGGTTTTACGCGAATAGCAGAATCTTGGACTATTCATTAACCACAAGCTCCGCTTCGTAGGTTGAGTCCTCGGGAATCTTCATGGATTCCAGTTTGGTGGCTATATTAATCTGAATAGCATTTTGCTGATTCGGGCCTTCAGAGAAGTTGATCGACGCTGCCTCGGCTAGTTGTTTGATATTTCTCATCATGCCAAGAGCTTCCATACCATCAAGGTCTTGCGCGGCATCAGCGGCCTTGACCAATACTTTACCAGTCAGAAACTTGATAGACTTTTTCATAGTCTCTAGAGATGCCGTGATTTCCGACATCAAAGTGGGAACCCCGTCATCCTCCCAAGGGGCGGGGGATTGATCGTTGACGAGACGCTCCCTGCACTGAATCCAACGCTGGGTATCCCGCCATAAGCAAACGGTAGACTCGCTAACCTTCAGTTCCTCGGCAATGTCCCGTAGGGTGCGCCCCGAACAATACATGGAGAATCCCTTAATGCATTCAAGCCTGCGTTTTTTATCCATCTCCTCCATCTTTGCGGGGGGCGGAACTAGAGCTATGGGGCGTTCTTTGTCCCAAGGATAAAGATTTTCTTTTTCGGGATTTTCCTGCCAGATCTTGGCATACTCGTCCCACTTCTCGCTATATATCATCTTCTCAATCGTGGCTTTGTGCTTTGTGTCCAAAGCTTTCATTACTTCTGGCAATTCCCTACCAGCGGCATATAGACGAAATGCATTCTGTTTTTTAAGTCGATTTTCGGGCGCATCCCAATCCCGTTCTGCAACCTTGCGCTTTTTCTCCATTGCGATTAGTGTAGTGTAAATTTTATAAATGGCAACAGTTGATCAAGGGATAGAGAAATACGGGAGGTTGTGGTTACCCAAAGACGGACAGGCGATTACACCGATCCGTATTGAGATGGATGCTTTCTTGCAAGGGTTAACGCCCGAAGAAGGCGGACTCGGAAAAGCTAGGCATTACCGAAATATTGTCTCTGCTATTTGGCCAACTTTTCAGTGGCATAGGTGGGCGGAACTTAGCGCACAGGCATTCTGCAATCAAGTCTACGAGGTAGACGGGGCAACTGGCAATCGATTTGTCCGAAGCGTGACTGGTCTGGCTGGCGGAACCGACTCTGGTAAGTCTTATGGCATGGCGGCGTTCGCTCTTGTCAACTGGTTCTGTGATCCAATCAATACGATGACCATTGTGGTCTCTACATCCAAAATTGACGCCAAGCAGCGTATCTGGGCGGCTCTAGTCAAGATGTATCGCGAAGCCAGAAATATGGGACTGGCTTCTGGCCGACTCATTGAGTCCATGGATATTATTAAACTTTCGGACGAAGAGGGAGCTATTATCGATCCCGAAACGGGGGTAAGTGATGCCTCGTCTATTATGCTTCTGGCGGCTGGTGACGAATACAAAGATGACGCGCAAAAACGACTTCAGGGTAAGAAGAATCGTCGTATCGTGTTGATAATCGATGAGTTGCAAGATTGTTCGCCTTCCGTGATCTCCCAAGCTGTCTGGGGATTTAAGGGAGCGCAGGAACTCTATATCGTGGGCGCGGGCAACCCCGCCTCCATCTTCGACCCCCACGGGAAGTTCTGCGAACCAATCAAGGGATGGATGAGTGTAGACGAGGATACCCCGAACTGGAAGATACGGGTGGCTGGTATTGAAGGAGTGTGCATCCGATTTGACTCTGAAAAGGACAATCCAAATCAACAGTCATTTGAGGCTGGCAAGGGACTTCGTTACCCATTCCTTCCCAAGCCCAACGATGTGGCTTTGGCCCGAAAGGAACTCGGAGAGCTTAACCCCCAGTATTGGAGGAAGTTCAGAGGCTTCTGGCCTCCCGCCGACGCCGATGACTCCACGATTGTCTCGGACATCCTCCTAGCCCGCCATGGGGCGTTAGAGAGGCCCATATGGGATGGAACCCCGAAAGATATTGCAGGAATCGACCCCAGCTACACTGAGGGCGGTGACCGATTTGTATTTACCCACCTCAAGTATGGCAAGCTGATCAGTGGTAAGTGGGCGATAGCCGTAGAAAAGCAGTATGTCCTCAACCGAAGAGCGGGATCTCAAGAGGACTTCCAATATGAGATGATCCAGCAAATTCATGATCTCTCTCTCAAATTGGGAATTCCAAATCAGTGGATGGGGGTAGATGCTTCGGCGGGTGGTATTTTCTGGTCAATCGGAGAACGAGAACTCCTAAAGGGTTGGCATGCAGTGAGTTTTGCAGGAGCGGCTTCAGATTTGCCAGTAAGTGCCCAATACGCCATGAGGAACGAAGTCACGGGAAAACCCCAAGTCGGAAAAGAATTGTTCCACAACATGGCTTCAGAACTGTGCTTCGCCGCCCGCTACTTCCTAGAATGTGAACAACTAAAGGGCATCAGCCCCGATTTGGCGTGGGAGATGACCCAAAGGAAGTATGTGCGCCGAACCAGAAAGATCATCATTGAGTCCAAGACCGATATGAAAAAACGGATAGGAAAGTCCCCCGACTTATTTGACTCATTTGCTGTTGGATTGTTTGTCGCCCGCAAGGTCTTCGGAGCTATGGCTGGATCAGAGGCTATAGAAGAAAAGAAACGGATTAATAAAGAAACCTTCAAGAAACTTAAACAAGCCTTGACTATAAAGAAGAATTGGTAGATTCTATTTGCCATTTATGGCGCAACTACCGAAAAAGCTTACGCAAGCTAGGTTAAAAGAAATTTTAAAGTATGATCCAGAGACTGGAATTTTTACTTGGCTTGTGAAACGCAGAGGGACAGCCCGTATTGGCTCAAAAGCTGGAACTCCGTGTCCAGCAGGATATTGCCAAATCATGGTTGATGCTAAAAGATATTTAGCTCATAGGCTTGCATTTTTATACATGACGGGAGAATTTCCCAAAAATGAAGTAGACCATATTAATAGAGATAATACTGATAATTCTTGGAAAAATCTTCGGAACGCAACTCGTTCTCAAAATGAAGCTAATACAGGAATTTTTAAAACAAATAAATCTGGCTATCGTAATGTTTGTTGGGATAAGGGAATTTCTCGTTGGCGGGCTGATGTAAAAATTAACAATAAATCAAAATATCTTGGGCATTTTGATTGCCCGAAACAAGCTGCAAAAGTAGCAGTAAAATGGAGAAAGGAGACGTTTGGCGAATTTGCCAAAGTTTAATATGTCTACTTCAAATCTCCCAATTGCGCTTGCGGACATCTGCATATTCCAAGGTGCCACCTTCAATCAGACTTTATTCTATGAAACGGGCGAGCCTTCGGCTCCCGTCAATCTTTCTGGCTATACAGCCAAGATGCATATTCGGTCAAAGCCCGAATCAAAAGCACTAATTCTTGAACTATCGACTAACAATGGTAGAATTGTTTTAAATGAAACTACTGGATCTATTAGGCTGTTTATTTCGGCGGACGACACAGCCTCGCTATCAGTCTGTGATAAAGCCGTATATGACCTTGAGCTTACAACAGGGGCCATCACAACCCGAATCCTACAAGGTAATGTTATCATTTCACCAGAGGTTACCCGCTAAATGAGCAAGATTTGCATCCCTATTCCTTCTTCCAGCGTTATCGGCGTCTCATCAACGCCGATTCAAACTCCAAGCGTCAACATCCTTCGCGTGGAGCCATCTGTTACGGGATTGGATGGCGGCGGATCGACTAATCTTGATGGACTCAATACGGTTAGTGGAACTTATGCTGTTGGGATTGTTATCTTTTTGGTGATCGACGGAATCCCAGCCATTTATCAACTGACCAACGGAACTGATGATCAAAATCTCCCATTCGTAGTCCGACCCAATGACTATGATAGCCAAACAGGAACAAAGCGGGTTTGGAAGCGACTAATGTAAAATGAAAATTATTCTCTCACTTATTATCGGTGGAGCCTTGGTTGTTTCGGGCTTCGGACAAACGCGAAATGTGCTAGTCGGGACCAACAATGCCGTAATTCAGCCAACAAACTTTTGGAGCGCAGATGCATCCAATGCCCGCACAGGACTTGGACTTGGAACAGCGGCCACTAATCCCGCATCCGCATTCCAACCTTCTAGTTTGACTCTTTCTAATCTTGCGTCCAGCAATGGTGGTGGGTTGACCAACCTCAATGCCACCAATATTGTTGGAATTTTGAGCGTAGTCCAAGGCGGAACAGGCTCAACCAACGCTTTTGATGCCAGAACAGCTTTGGGCTTGGGTACCGCCTCAACCAACCCCGCAACCGCATTTCAAGCGTCTTCTTCGGCGTTGACCAATCTTGCTTCTGGAAATGGCGTAAGTTTAACCAATCTTCAAGCCTCTAATCTGGTTGGTGTTATTCCATCATCTAATATTCCATCGGTTACTTTTACCAATTTGTCTGGAACATTAAGTGTTTCTCAAGGCGGCACGGGAGCCACAAATGCCGCCAATGCTCGTCAAAATTTGGGATCTACTACAGTTGGTGATGCTTTGTTCGTTGCAACAAACGCCGAAGCGGCCAGAACCACGCTATCTCTTGGTACGGCGGCAACCAGCGCGGTTACAGCATTTCAGCCAGCAAATGCCAATCTTACCAATCTTTCTACCAATAATGGCGCATCATTAACAGGAATTCCGATTTCAGGAGTTGTCAATCTTCAGTCAAATCTTGATACAAAGCTTGCAACCAACGGAAATGCTTCAGGATTAAGCAATATTACCGCAGCAAATATTACGGGAACTGTAGCGTTGGCTTCTAATATTGTAGGAACGGCCCCACTAGCCACAAACGTTACGGGGGTAGTGGCATTGGCTAACGGCGGAACCGCATCTACTAACGCTGCATCAGCGAGAACATCTCTTGGTGCCACAACGGTTGGCGGAAACCTGTTTACTCTTATTAATCCAAGCGCCATTAGGTTTCTCAGGCTAAACGCCGACAATACCGCAACCGCGCTTTCTGCTTCTGATTTTAGAACCGCTATTGGCTTGGATACAGCGGCAACTAATTCCGCATTAGCCTTCCAGCCAGCATCTACAAATCTTAATCCTCTTGCCAATAATAATGGCTCTGGCCTAACAAATCTTGTTCTATCTAATATTGTTGGTCTTCAGTCTGCACTTGATGGAAGGTTGGCCACCAATGGAGATGCAATTGCGCTTACAAATTTCCCAGCATTGCTTCTTAGAACAAATGGCAATGGTGCTGGACTTACGAATCTTACAGCCGCAAACATCACGGGTTCGGTAGCAATAGCTAATGGCGGCACAGGAGCCACGAATTCCGCAACAGCAAGAACAAATTTAGGCGCAACAACAATTGGTAATACGTTGTTTACAGCCACAAACGCGACAGTTGGTAAGGCGGCATTAGAACTTGCGCCTTCAAATAATATTACACTAAATCAAGTTGATGTTAATAAATTGTTTGTTAGTGATGGTGCGTCCAACGGAATTCAATTTGAAACGGGTGTAGTTTCAGCGAATACTCGCATAAATTTGGGCATTGGCGCTGGAGCAACCAACACCGTTGGATTTGGTAAAATCCGTCTTGGATCGGAGTTAATCATTG